AGCTGACCGGGGATAGTGGCGAGGTCTTTGTCCTCGGATACAATGATACAGTCAGGCTCGTTGGTAGATGTAATGCCCAGTAGGTCATCTGCTTCCATCGAGGGAACCATGACAGCTGCCATATGATCCAGCATGTGCTGCCGGAGTGGCTGTAGGGTCAGAGGTTTACGCTGACCTTTACGGTTTGATTTGTAGGATGGCAGTACATCTTTGCGCCAGTTATTTGGATCAGTAAGGAATAGGTTAAACTCACCGTCTCCGAGTGCATCTACAATTCTATGTAGATACTTATGTATATACTCGATGCCCTCATTCTCGAAAGCATGTAGGGTCCACATATCATCGCCCCAATTGATAGGACGCTCAGTGCTTGTTGCAGCTTTGAATGCAACGATATCTGCATCTATTAGATATTTGGTCATTGCATTTTACCTCCGTCAAAAGAGAATAGATCGGCACCGCCATCTTCAGGGTCGTTGAAAGACATGATCGATAGGCAGATGAGTGCAGCATCATGAACCATGTTCTGCATCTCTTGGTCTTCTAGGTTCGGGTGGACCTCGGCTAACCGGGCGACACATTGAGCCATGTTCGATACTACTACTAAGCTTACTTCATCATTCATTGGTCAGCGCCTCCCAGCTTTCTGGATATAAAGATGCCATCTGTTCACCGAGTAGCTCGGCAAAGTCTCTGGTCTCTTTCTGTGTGTCAGGTTTGATCCGCAGGTTATAAACGCGAGACCAGAACAGAAGACTGCCGGTCCACACCCACTCAGTGATGGAACCCTGCGGAAGGATAGCTCTAGCCTGTTCCGCACAGATGCCCAGCGCCACCATCTTATTGTAGGTAGCAATCGCATCGATGCAGATGTCGTGGTATTCCTCGAGGAACTCCTCGGACCTACGGTGTGGGTCAGGGGATGAGCCTTGCTTTACGTCAGACGCAGACGCCCGGAAGAAGTTAGGCTTCCAGTAGGACGGTGAGGTCTTGATGTACCTACGGCTCTCTTCATTCCATGTGCCACCCACTTGGTGCTTTGCCAGTTGTCGGCTCACAAAGATTGGTGCGGAACACCTGAAGGTAGCTTGAGGATGTGAGAAGGGATGTAGGTGTTTTTCCCTTGCAAGAAAATTGATGAGGCTCTGGTTTCGACCAGCACCGTAGTTGTCAGCTTGCTTTGAGAATGAAACACGGGCTGCATCCACAACAAGATCGTCTGAGCCGTGGTGGCCCATGTATGAAACGTCTAGCATTAGTAATCCTTAACGGTTAGATTTTGATAAACTTTGGGATGTTGAATGTGTGAACTTCACGATGACAGTTGGCACACAGGAGGTGACACTTGTCCGCCTCCTCTAGCAGGCTACTCCAAGATCGTTGGAAGTTTGCCTGAGACATACCAAACCTCTTTTGCATCCCATCGTGATGATGGAAGTCAAAAACATTTGGATGGTATTCCTCACCACACCTTTCACATGAGCCGCCCTTGTACTTAACCAAGTCTCGCTTGCGCTGTTGTACAAAGGCTCTCATCTTTATTGAGTGTGGTCGCTCAGTGCGTGTCTGCCCAATGGTTACCGACTTTGTATTCGCCGGTGATTGGACATCTGAAGTTAAAGTGTTCTCCGGCAAGCTGAAAAGATTTAACTGCTTCTGATCCGATGTCATCAGCAATCTCCTTTCGAGCTATGAGTTGAACTTCGTCATGAACGTGCGCTACCTGCGCCCAATCCTCACCCCACTTGTACCCTTTATCGGTTAGATTTTGGTACAAGAAGACTGTGGCTTGCTTTGCAAGTATGGCCCCAGCACTCTGTAAGAGAGTGTTGAGTGCAGCATGTTCACTGCGGACCTGTAAGACCCTACCGTCTAACCCACGCAGATGACCGTTCTTCTTAACGGCAGCTGCAATAGCTAGGCGTAGTTCCTTGATGGCTGGGGTAGCTTTCATGAACTTAGTGATAAGCTGTTTACCTTCTTTATCGGAGCCACCTACGATGGACCCGATCTTGGCTGGACCTGCGCCATACAGAAATCCGTAGATAAATGTCTTGGCATTGTTCCGAGTAGGTAAACCCGCAGCTGCCTGATTAACGGAATGTATATCCCCGTTCACCACAACATCCGCATAGGCACCGTCATCAAACCGCGCCATCATATGGGCTAGGCATCTGAGTTCGAGGCCAGAAAGATCGGCACCCACAAGCGAGTAACCAGCCGGTGCATGGAATAACGATCTGCACTCAGTTCCGTAGGGCGCACTGATACTGGGAGTTTGACTGACGTTTGGCCTGTTGTGTGTACAGCGCCCAGTGGCGGCACCATTGGTATTAACTTGTCCATGTATCTTTCCATTCTTTACCATCTTGAGCCAAGCATTCTGACCGACAGCCAGCTGACCGATCCGTTTGTTGAGCATCAAGTATTCGTTGAGAAGTTTAGCTTCAGGGTATTCAAGTTCTGCCAATACTGCTTCGTCTACTTTTGCTTTGCCTTGATCTGTGTATGCCACGGGTGACCAGCCCCGCAGCTTTTGCAATCTGTCTGCGATGTGGTCTCGGCTAGCAGGGTTGAACACAATCTCTTTCACCTTGTAGGTCTTCACGCCTTTGACGTAGCCTCGGGCCTTGTTGTTGACCTTTGGTACGAATGGCTCTCGGACTTCCCAAGGCTCGAAGGCTGACTGTAGTTCAGCTTCAAGTTCAGCTTGGCGACCCTGCAACTTAGCGAGAAGCTTGTGTGCCTCTGCCTCGTTGAAGTGAAAGCCATGCTTCTCTTGCTTACGGATAACATGAGCGAAGTCGTGCTCGAGTTTAACCGACTGTGCGCTGGGCTTCTTTGACATGATGAAGTTGTAGAATGTTAGGTTGGCTCTACAGTCTTGGACGCAATAGGTTTGCATAGCTTCAGACCACTCGGCCCATCCACCATCATACTCATCCTTGTGGTTACCCAGCCTCAATCCCCACGCCTTCAAACCGTGAGACCCTATCAGCTGCCGAGGGAACTCAGAACCTTGAGGTTTCTTGATGTAACTGAAGTCGTTGTTCTTGAGGTCAGGCCAGACCAGCCGGGACATAATCAACGTATCATGTATCTCCCCGGCGTACGCAAAACCGTACAGCTTTTCTAAAGCGGGGAAGTCGAAGCCTTGGATGTTATGGCCTGCGAGTAGCTCTGCGTTCTCAAGATATGTGAGACCATCTGCGATGGATACATAACCTTCTTGATCTGCACAGCTTAGGACTTCTTCAGTGTCCATGTCGATGAGGACTAACGAATGACATACATCAAGTTCGTCTAGCAGTCCGTTGGTTTCGATATCAAATAGAATACGTTTCATGCTGTCCCTTTCGACTAGCTCGTTAAAAGTCTGATGACCCATCATCACCTTCGAACACTTCAGGGTCTTGAACCTCAAGCATTCTGCCGGTGTCTTTGTTGTAGTGGAGGTAGCAACCGATCCCGGTCTCGCCGGTGAAGCGGTTTTTGAGACAGCGCACGGTTGCTATGTTAGGGTTGTCACCCTGTTGGTTACGCTCAACACCCAGACAGATGTCAGAGAGCTGGGCGATACTTGCAGAACCCCGAAGTGAATTGAGGGATGTCTGTAGGCCTTCTTCCCATCCCTTGTCACCCGATGGGCGGCGAAGGTGGGACACAAGGATCATACCGATGCCGGATTCAGCGACCAGAGACCGCAGCTTGGTCATGATGACATCTATAGCCTTCCGCTCATCCCCATCATCAACACCTGATACAACAATGCTGAGGTGATCGAGGATAATCCAGCCAGTGCCGCAGCTTTTCGCAAGGTATCTGATTTTGCTGAGGAGGCTGTCGGTAGCAAGAGAACCGAAATGGTCGTAGAGATAAACACGGTTGCTACCAACGGTGCTGTCATAAGCAGACTTGAGAGTATCATGTGTTACTCCTTCTTTTGAAAGGTGAAGGGGCTTGTCGATTGCCAAACCCATAAGCCCCAGAGCCGTGCGTTTCACGTTCTCTTCGAGGGCTATGTAGCCAACGGTCTCGCCTTGTTTGATAAGGTGGTATGCAATTTCTCTGCACACTTGAGACTTACCAACACCACTACCTGCGGTGATGGTCACTAGCTCACCCCGCCGCATACCTCTGGTCTTCTCGTTGAGGCCTGCGAAGGGATAGGGGATTGAGGGTACTTCCTCATCGTGGGCTATGCTTTCCCACAAGTCAGTGCCGTTGATGATACCATCAGGGCGGTAGACTTTGGCAGACCACATAGCATCGATCAGCTCCTTGTTCTTACCCTTGACCAGCATGTCATTGGGGTCTTTCTCAGGGAGCCTAGCGATGTGGGCTTTGCCGGGGGTCAGGAGTTGGGCAACCTCGAGGGCCGCTGCATCCCCAGCCTTGTCGTTGTCGAACATGATGATGACACGCTCGAAGCTTTCTACAAACTCTAGCTGTTCCATTACACATCGTTTGGCTGACTGAGCGCCTGACTTAACGGAGCAAGTTGCAAATTTATTGCCTTGGGCTTGCGACATCGAGAGGCAGTCAATCTCACCCTCTGTCAGGACCAGCATACGACCACCCTCT